GGTCAGCAGGTCTAACGCTGGCTGTTCCGCGCCTGGGGCTCCAGATGTAGCCGTGTCGATGACCTGGCTCATCCAACCCTTACGGTCGCTACCAAGGAGCGTATTGAACGGACCATAAGGCCAAGCAGGAACAAGGTAATCGGTTGTTACGCCTGAGCCATGAGAGAGCAATCTTACGAAAAGCCCACGCGCCTTTAGCAGGTTGGCGTCTGTTAGTCCGACCTCTTGCGACTTGTAGCACCAGTCTACAGGCAGTGCGACGTTATCGTCTTTGGACATGTCAGGCGTCCCAAGGTGCCACTGCTCCCAGCTTATAACGGATGCAATACGCGCAGTCCCGCCCGATGTAAACGACGCATTCGTAACCACGCTAAACCCAAACGACCTTACTCCGGCATCGTTAAGTCTTTGCATCGGAAGATACATAAGCATGTTCACGCGGTCTTCGTTAGAAGATATAACCGGAACCGCGCCGCCAGAAGCAAACGCAATGCTAATCCTATTGGCAGCAGATTGCGTCACAGTATATCCACCAAGGCCTGCAATACGTTCGCTTGGCAGCGCGTAATCTATTGCGCCAGTAGCGGCAGATGGGTCATCTAGCCTTGGCTTCCAATTGGTATTGTCAAACCCAAGCGTTACTGACCACGCAGAAACGCCGCTAGCAGGCGTAATAGTGTTTACAGGGAACACCACTGTGATAGGCACCCACCACACGTCTTCGTTGTTAATTACGGTAGAAGCTGCCGCCGTCGACTTGAACTTGTACCCACGGTCTACCTTGAATGGTTTGTCTAGGTACATCGTAACTTTATGCAGCGGGTTTCTAGAGTCATAGTATCCGGCTGTGCTCAGGTACACATAGTTCTGCGCGGGTATTCGATAGTCCTCGTCCTCAACTGAGCGGTCAATCGAACCGCCTCGACCGTACACCAGGACTTGATAGTTGGTGCCGCCGACATCGAGACCTGCTGCGCTTGCGTCATCATGTGACTGACTTAAAGGTCCTGTGACAAGAGCAACGGTGTCGTCCCCCGTAACCATCCAGGGGGACTTAATACGAAGGTTAGAACCAACATCTGCCGCGCCGGCACCGTTAATGTGGACCATTGACTCAACAGTCCAGTACGCCCACTTGCCATTACATAGCACCCACATCTCTCGCTCTTCAGGAAACACGGCAAACACCGCATCCAGCTTGGGCGAGTACGCCATGTGACACCGTGTGTCGTTAAGGCGCAATGTAGTGTCTGGCATATTCTGGCTGTCTGATGCGACAGGCGTAGATACGCCGTTAGCCACGTAGTAGCTTGTCATTGGGTTGGTCACAAAGTCCGTAAAGAACGGAGCAATGACGTCAGCCACCGGACTTACAATGAGGTTTCCAGTGGTCCGATACACGTTGTTTCGGTCCATCCACACAATGTCATTGCCGGTCTTTACCCATGAGTTTGCATTAAGGCACCCAACGGTATCACTTATTTTTGTCAGCGAGCCCGAGCCTAAAGCCCCGGTAGAAGGAATCCTAAACACAAACGTCTCAGTAGATGTCCATATAGTAAGGTTGCCTAACTGCTCTGCGATTGCAGTGATAGGGTTCTCGCTATCAATGACAATTACGTTATCCCCCAAAACGGACGCATAATAGTCGTCGTCTGAAAAGAATACGGTGCGGTCCCTGGCATACGCCACCTTGTTCCCTACGGCAGCTATTGCCGAAGGAGGCGGAAAGTCGGATGGTATAAGATAAGACAGACCGTCTGCCGCGCCGCCAAACAGCCCCTGGCCCGCCATGACTAAAGGTGACACCACTGACGACTCACCATAAGGTCGAGATGACTCGTGCCAATATGCCCCGGTAACCTGCACGGTCCTCTGCGTAACATCTTGAAACTTTGTGGGATAATAAATCCACGCACCAAGAACGGGGTGTGAAAAGATAACCCTGTCTTTAGTTTCGACAAACGTAAAGGCATGGTCTCCAGCAGACAGTGTTGTGACCCACCGTTGCCTGTCATACGTTGTATCCGTCTCATAGTTGGCGTGCATTGTCGCCAACGGATAGCTAGCAGCATCTTCGTAAGCGGTTGATATGTTTAGTGTCACATCAGACTTCTGGCTTACAGTGTGCTGGTAAAGGGGGACCTCCCACCGGGTGCCATCCGTGAGGTCGTCAATCTGCACCGTGTATATTGGTATGCGCCTAGATGACCTAAGCGTTGTGCCGAGGATGGTGTCCCCAGTATTGGCGTTACCTTCAAAGACTGAAACTATCTGCTCATGGTCAAAGTTGGTTTTGATGAGCCTGCTTCCGAGATGCTTTTGCAGGGTGGTGTTTCCTCTTCCTGCAATATCGGGCAACGCCATCGTTGAGCACCGCTGTGCAAACTGGCCGAAGCCTTTCCTTACTTCCCATGCACCTCGACGAAATATCATGTTCATTGCAAACGACCCCTTCGTAGGGGCGTCTAGCTTACATCCATCACCTAATATCTCAGTCTCGGTATACTTAGGCATTAGACGTCCTCGTATGAATCGGATGTCCTTCTCACGTACTGAACCCCTTCAAAGTTGCGACGGTTCATATACGCCTCTAACTCCCTAAGCCTCATGCCTAGTTGCATCATGAGGGGCTGATTTACGTTTGCGTCTCGAATCGAGTACTGCTTGTAAGCCAGCAGCGCGATGATATCGTGAAACATTGCGAGGTCATCAACGTACTCAGCACCGGCACCGGTTGCCGTGTTTGCCCAGTTCACCGAGTTCTCTGGAATGTACGTCACAATCAGGTTGCTTCCAGGTGCTAGCGACAGGTACAGCGTCGTTCCCTGTAAGTAATAAGACCGATACGTCGACTGTAGGTCACGCAAGCCTTGCGCCGATTTCCAGAGCAGGTCATTCGGTGTTGAGCTGGTGGGTGTGCGAACCTGAATAAGCTGGGTCATTCGCTGCACACCAGCAGACAGGTTACTTCCCAGTATCCTCACCGCATTTGCAGGCAACGCAAGGTCATACTCAGTGACGCTTGCTGCCGGGATAGACACGTCTACCGCATAGGTGTGAGGTGCCATGTCGCTTACCTTCCACCGGAACTCGTTGTACCCGGTGAGAAGGTAGCTTGCGACATCTGCTGCGGTAAGCCACGTCGTATCGGGCTCATCGCAGTATTGCCGAAACAGATTAGTAATCTCGAAGACAAACATCAGTACCCCGGTCCTACTGGTGATATAAGGGCTTCACTGCGCTGACCCATGCGTGACACCGCATCTTCCACTTGGTCGCGTCTGGCGGCCTCGTAGACCTGCTCCTGGCCCATTTGGTTGAGCGCCTGTTGAGACTCTTGGATTCCAAGCTCGGTTGCCTGCTCAACTTCTGGTGCAGCTACGGGAGTTTTGCGCGGCCAAACGCTTCGGTTCATCGCGGCCTTTTGATACGCCTCGTCTCCCATACCAAAGGTAGAGATGGCAACGTAGACATCGCTAAGGTAGTCCTGCCTATCTTCAGGAAGGAGGTAGAAGTCCTCGGACTGCATGAACTCTTCCCATACCTGCTTAAACGCTTTGAGGTCATCAGACGCAAATATCTCGATGTCGTATCCAGATGCTGCGGCTGCGAGCAGGTCTTGCGCGTGAGACATCTGTGCGATGTGACGCGAGACGTAAGCGTTCGACGTTCGGAAGGAAAGCTCCCTGGTCGCAGTTTCCTGGTCAACCAACCCAAGCTTGAATAGCTCAAGCACTCGGCTGTCGCGGTCATGCGCTTCGGTTCTAAACAAAGACCCCGGCTGCAAGAACACTTCCGGGTCCTCGGTAAGGTTGGTTGAGTCTAACTCTTTGTGGACTACGCTTCCGAGCGTATCCATCATGCGAAGCATTTTGCGCTCGGTGTAGTATCGCTTCGCGATAACAAGCGTAAGCCTTGCGACCTCTTTAATGCCTCGCTCCATTGCGTTCTGAGACACCTGAAGCTGACTCATGTCGTTACGCGAAAGCACGTCGATGGCGCTACCGCTAGACACGTTGACCGCACGCTTACCGAGCGTTACCGAGTGAATGCCTGCAACGTCCTGCATCTCAGACTGGATACGGGTAATGTTGTCGAGCACGTATCCTGGCAGCGGCTTCGGTGGTGCCATCTCAGGCTTGCCCCCAGCAGCATTATAATAAACCTTCTCCCCGGGCCTGTCGGTAAACGAGGACGTGTCGACACCGGCAGTTTTTGGGATGAGCCATTTGGGGTTCCCCATCAACTCCACATTCTGGAGAACCTGTGACCGTGACTTATTATAATACCACTGAAGACGAACCAAAGGAGAAACAAGACCTACTCCCCACAACCTTGTAGGTATAGACGAGTAGCGAACAATCTGAACAGGGAACGGGTCGGTGACTCCGTTCTCTTCTTTAAACAGATATGTCTGCCCCATAAGGATGGCGTGACGACCGTCCCTCCAGTAAACCTCGTATGTTTCTACGCGGTTGGCAGGAACCATGTCACCTAAGGGGCCGCCTTCTTTCGACTTGTCTGTAGTGGCTGCGTCTTCAATTTCTTTCTCATGGTCTGGATACGCAGCCTTAAGGGCGCTTCTTGTATGATACGTCCGTATCGCAATCCACTGAGACTCCTCAGGGTCCGCCACCTTAGCTTCAAAGAATAAGTCGTATGGGCTGACAACATCCGTGTGTGCCCGCTTTAGCTTAGGGTCATAATAGGTATGGAACCCTACAGTACCGAAAGAGAGCAAGTGCTCGATGGCGACCTTAATCGTCTCCGCCATGTCATCGGCTTGCCAGTGGTATTGAAGTAACCACTCGCTTGTCTTTGCTTTTACGATGTCGCTTGTCGACGGACTAGCGGGCAAAACCGCGATGGCAGGGTAGTTCACCATCATGCGCGACAAGATGTTTCGGTACATATTGAGGAGCAGGTTGACGGTGACCCTGGTGTTCGACTGCTGCGGGCGGTCCATTGACCATTGGCGCAAGCTGTCGTTGTACGTGAGCCACTGGTTTCCGCTCAAGAAAAGAACGCACAAGTCCCACGCACGAGTGTAGCTAGACTTGTCGTCTTCGCTCTCTTTGATGAGCCCTCTCATATTAGTGGGGAACTTATCGCTCATTGCTCAATACCCAGTGCCTTCATTCGTTTCTGTAGTTTCTTTTGAAGCTCAAGAGACTTCTGCGCCTTGTCGTATTGCGTGAACTGTTGACCAGCCTGCGAGACTCGTTGCATCATATCCTCTTCGTTTCCTTCCATCAGGTTTCCCACGGTCTGCCCAGCGGTATTCCCAAGCCCTGCTCCAGCGACTGCACCCGCAGGTCCGCCCGTTACGGCACCTGCAATTCCGCCGCCGATACCTCCAAGGACGCCTAGCACTGTGGACGCGACATTGCTTTGCTCGTCGTCAAGAGCGCCTCTTCCCCCTGACAGCCTTAGTGCTGCTCTGCTTCTTGGTGTCATCATTGCCATAGAGAGCCTCCGATATCTTCTTGAGAAGACACAATGTCAAGGGGGTCAGCATCATAACTAGTGAGCCTAATAGATTCATCGTGCTGTTTAATTTCACGACGCTTTTTCTTAATCAAATCAACGATGTATATGTTTAGCGTAATGGCGGTTATGACCACTGACGCGAGTGCCAAGTCTATCATTTCTTTCGACCCTTGGCTGCCATTTTAGCCATGCCTTTCTTTCCGTATTTCTTGCGCCCAATAAATGCCGCCAAGGCCTTTGACCCTACGGCTTTAGATAGCGCAGCGAACCGCTTGCCATCACCAGGCTTAGACGTCTTCTTCGCCTTCTCATACATCTTCATAGCGGCTTTTTTGCGTGAACCTGGCATGGCTTTCTCCTAACAGTTCCATTTACGGAGTGACTTGTTTATGCGGCTCTTGGGGTCACGAGCCGTCTTCTTGCTGGTAAGCTTTTTCTTCATACCTTTCATGCGAGCACAAAATGCGTCCCGCCGTTTTCCGCCCTCTGGCTGTGGGCGTTTAAGGTCAGACCCTGGATTCTCTTTCTCGTAAGACTTGCGACCCTTTTCGTTAAGTCCGCCTGACGGGTCTTTCCCCTCTTTACGAGTCCACGCAGCGGTCTTCTTGCGCTTACCCATAAGACGCTTCGCTGCATCTTTGCGTGCTCGTGCCACGGGGACCTCCTAAAGGAAGGGGGGCCGAAGCCCCCCTTTTTTAGTGCAACCTAGTTGTATCCAATGAGGATGCAGTTGTTATTGGGATGCTTTGCAACAACATTCCAATACCAACGATAGTAACCCTCAAACGCATCGCTGTTTCCAACTCGCGAGAGGACGTTCCCATCAAGGTCAGCAAACCCAGGCGACTGAAGCTCGGTCAGGCACCAGGAGTCTTTACGCATGAAAATCATGGCGCGACGGTGGCAGGCGCGACTCGTGCGAATTGGCACACCGGCAAACGCGATGTCCAAGAACGAACCGTCACCCTTAGCCTTGGTTCCAGCGGGGTTCATCTGGATAGTCGCGTTGAGGATTCCGATATAAGCCTGACGGTCAACAGGGTTGAGCAGGATAATATCGGGAGCCTCTCCACCACCACCGGGAAGCGTTCCGCCACCGGCACCAGGCGTAGCCTGCGGGTCAAGGTCAACAGCGTCCATAAGGGCAGTCATGCGCGGAAGCGCGAGAACTGCTCGACCCTGGTCGCGAGGCGCTGCAAACGCTGCGCCGCCCGGAACATTCACCTGAACGTGTCCACGCAACGACGGAGCTGCACCATCGGCAGCAACCGCAGGCACGGCAGTTCCGTCCTGAACATTCCGCGTAACACCGTAGTGTGCCGCTGAAGACAGGTTGGTGTAGATTCCATTCGCTTCCGCAAACGTAGCAACGGTTACCGCACCGCCCACTGCGAGGCCTGGGTTAAGTGCGCTGTTGTTCACTCCTACTGGCACATTACCACTATCGACTGCCTGCACGGGTCGCAATGAAACCGCCACACCAAATCCGGGCGCAATATCGCTCGTGATGTAGCTACCACCACCACCAGCGTCGGTGCCAAATGCAATCGAAATGGTGCCTGCGTTCGGGTTGATTCCACGGACCCAGAAGTTAGGGTTCGTCGCACCAGCACTAAGCGTTACCGGATTGTAGGTGTCGGTACGAATAAGGTCGACCGGCACCCAAGTGGCAAAGTTTGCCAGCGCAGGCTGCGCTCCTGCAAACACAGTAAAGTCTCCCTGGTATTGGAAGTCCTGTGCGGCAACTTGAGTCATCGCACCAGCGACAATAAGCTGCGGTCCAGCGGTAGCTCCGCCTGTACCGGCAGCCGATGCATCGCAACGCTCGTTAAGGTAACCACGCACGCGACCACCGAAGATGGTGGTTTGATTTGCTTGGTTACGCACGTCGGCTGCAAGCTTCTTCATCTCAGCATCGGTGTAGCTGATGAACGAGCCAACACCACCCGTCTTCGCGGCAGCGATAGCGGGACCTGAGACTTGGAAACGACCGTACTGGAAGGAGGCTTCAATCTGAAGACGCTCATATCCCTGCTCTCCAGCCTGGGGGAGCGTGCTTGCAGCAGCAACACCAACACCGGTTTCGCCACGGAAGGCTACGCCTGTGTTACGGGATACGTGGATAGGCATGATGGCAACGCGACCGTTCCAGTCGATTGTCGCCTTTTCCATTAATTCGAGGGCTAGGACTTCATTATTTAATTGGTCCAGGATGGGACCTATATAAAACTCTTTAAGAATAGAAGCGAAAGTAGCTAATGTAGCTGGCATTTTTTATTTCCTTACACGAATGGATTGTTGTTTTTGAGGAACGCTCTCAGTGCTTTAGATGCATCTTTGAGGTCCTTTGGTTTATGGTCCCCCGCTGATATCGGTGAGTTGACGGGCGCACTGGCAGCTTTAGATGGGCGTGGCGCAACTGCTTGCGCGACATCTTCTTTAGCCTCCGCCTTGGCCTGAGAGACAGACTTGCCTTCAGCCAGGTGGCGTGCAATCGCCGCTTCTTCAATCGAGACAATAAAGGAGGAGTATTGTTCTGCGACTTCCATGATATTAGCGGAATCATCATTTATGACAGCTTGAAGCAGGGCTTCCCTTGGCACCACTGGATATTTCTGTTGAGCTACGCTCAAGTCGTTCTCCAGTTTTACCGTGGCCTGAGACACCTCGTATTCATGCATTCGGTTACGCATCTGCGCCATCTCCTGCATCCAAGGCTCTTGATGTCCAGATTGACCTTCGTCAGACAGCATGGCTAACAATTCTTCATCACTCATATCCTGCACGCTGCGGTATTGCTGCTGCGGAATGGATGGCTGCGCCTGTTGTGCTGTTCCTGCTTTAAGTCTCTCTATCTCTTGTCTCAGGCTATCAAGCTCAGACTTGTAGCCATTACGGGCGTCAACAACTTCCTTAAATCTCGTGTAAGGAACACGATGTAGAGAACTGGCTTCCGAGTCGCCCGACTCCTCGGCGCTACTAGCGCTGTCACTGCCAGCCCCTACTTCCTCCGAAGAAGCCTTTTCTTTAACGACTGCGGCTTCATCAGTCGATGTTTGAGAGGAGGGCAAGGTGGTGTCACCGTCTTCTTTTCCTGCTTCTTGTGCTGCACTAGGGCGCTCCGTTACCTGCTCTGGGGACGAGAGCACGTCACCGGCGTCACCCCCAAGCATATCACGGACCTTGTCGACCGCGCCACTGTCCAGATATCCACTCACCTTGACCTCCTAAAAAAACGTATAGTTGATTTACATCATTCCGTCTAGTGACGGTGCACTCTCCTCATGGAGAGGCTTTTTATTGTCAAACATTTCTTTGGAGTTTTTGTACAGACGACCTGTCTGCATCTCGAACTCAAGGATTTGTTTAACGTTTCCGGGGGGTTGCTTCTTCTTAATCTCTTGAGCAACTTCCACTTGGTCCATTGAAACCAGTGCCAACGCGCATGCCATAACCATGTCATCATGGTGTCCAGAGTCAGCTTCGGGCTTACCAGATTTATTGAATACAAAGGTATTCATTTCTGCTTTTAGGGTTTCATCATTAGGTATGAGCCACTCTCTAGAGATGTACTCTTGTATTCTTGCGACCAGGACAGCGCGAGTAGACGCTGTGGTGTAGAACCCCAGGTTCTCAGTCCATCGGTTGGTCGCCTTGTCGTACTTAACTCGCCGGTACAGGTGGGCGTACTCTCGCGCCACGAGCCCTTCTAGGACGCTAAGTCCGTAGCTATTGGCCTCGACACACACCATCGCTTTATACTCTTGCGCTTCTTTAAGTACCCTGTCTGTAAACGACGAAGGTGATATGCGCTCATAGTACGTGGCGACGATAAGCGGTTTCTTTTTGTCAGTACAGTCGAGCACTACGAAAGACGAGAAGTCACCGTGTTCTGAGCCCGATGCGACATCGACACCCATGACATAAACTTTAAACTGCTGTGGCTCCATGTACTTACGGTAACCGGGAGATGCCTTTGAGTGTGCGTAGGTTCGGTTGAAGAACTTCTTACCTGAGCTAATAAAGGCGAGGTGGGCTTCTGGTGGATACTCTTGCAGGAAGGTGTTCCAGTTAGCGGCACACCGGGTTGAGTACGTCGATGCCGCCCAGTTAAGCTGGTACTTGTCAATCTCGTACTGCTGCTGTAAGTCTTCGATTTCTTTGGGAATCCATTGGGGCTTCTTTCTGCTTCTTGCGTCTTCTTGGTCTAGCCAAGAGATAAAGAGTTTCTCGAACCCGTTCTGCTCTTCCCAAATCTTATGGGCCTCGTTGAGCCCTTTGGCGGTTGTCTCAAGAGACACCATTGCGTTCTCGCCGGCAGTAGACATGGCTGCGGCTATAAGCTCCTCAATGTTGTCGTACTGTGCGAACTCGGAGCAGTGAATGGACTGGTAGGTACTTCCTCTAGCAGAGTCACTTCCTGCGGTAGCGGCGAGTATGTATCCGCCATGTGCGAACTGAATCTCGTGCTTGTTCTGCAGCTTAAGGTCAAACTGTAAGAACTTAGGCAGAAGGTCGTAGAATCGTTGGTAAATTCTAAAGATAGACTTTGCTGCGGAGTCTGTATGGGCGAGCACCAGGCACTGATAGTTCGGTGTGAAGAGTGTCTTCCAGAAGTTGTACCCGGCAATAATGGTGGTAATGCCGAGCTTTCTACTCTTAAGCACGTACACCCAGGGGTTGCGCTCGTTAGCTTCCAAGAACTGCCGCTGTGCATAGTTGGGCAGGAGTGCAGCGACCCTCCCCTTTTTATCAAGTATTTTCAGGTACTTGTCACAGAAATAGCCAAAGTCTTCCTGACACTTGCGGATTTCTTTGGCGGCCTTCTTGGTAAATTTCATTAATTCACGTCGAAGCTAGAGGATGCTGGCAGGTAGCCGAGATAGCTTTGAGTAATCTCTTCCTTGTCTTTCATGTCGGTTTCACGGTGGAGTACGGTATGGAAGGCTGAGATAAACTTCACAAGCTCTCTAGCGAACTGCACGCACTCACGCTTATGTGTGCTTTTGGCGTTATGCACCGGCTCATTAAGCTCCATGATAGTGGAATCGAACTTCTCTAGCATTGCTCTACAAAACCTGTGGTGTGTTGTAAGCGATGCGTTTGAGTAGGGCTTTAGTTTCGCGAGGATGTCTTTTGTTTCCTCTGCACAGATAAGGAACGTCGCCTTCATGTTCTGGACATCGGTAAGCTTCTTCTCTCCGTCATCTGCTAGCGGCGGAGCGATAATGCAGTCCATCGTGTTCTTAATCTGCGAGATGTACTGTGCAAGCACACTCTCCACCATCCCTGCCGGGAAAATTGTCGTAACGGTTTCACCCATCAGTCACCCTCTACATGGTCTGATTTAATTTTATGGAGTGCGCGAAGCGACCTAACGGTAGCCTCAAGGTCATCGAGTACCTTGTGGATGCTAGGCGCTTCTCGCTTTCCTATTTCTTGCGTCTGAAAATAGAGGTCAAGCGCTTCCCTCATCATCCGACTCATACTCTTCCCCAGCTTCTTCTTTGCCTTTACGAGAGTCTTTAGCTGGCTTTCCCTTATCGCCAGAGTCGTGTTCTTCTTCACCCCGTGGTCCATCTTCATGGTGTTCCTCCATCATGTGGCGAGGGGGTTTCATCATCAGGCTGACGCTGATTCCCGCCACCTTGTCCATCGGCAGCTCGTCGAGCTTCGACAGCATCTTCATCGCGGCCACTTTCGCCGCCTTCTTCATTTTCATTCCGTGTCCCACGTTTACTCTCCAGTTGTTTTGGCCGCGCTAAAACGTCAACCAGGTCTAAGGTCGTTTCACTCTTCATCATATCAAGCCTGGCCTTTCCAAGCTCAAGCTCAAGCATTTCCTTCTGGAGCCTAACCTTTTTAAGCTTCTCATCCAAGGGGTCGCGCCAATGTGTATACCTTCTTTCCAGTAACCACTTGGCTGTAGCAGGGCTTGTCTCCGCATGCTCATTGATAATCGCAACGAGCTTCTCTTCGGCCTCCGCCATCGCAAAGTTAAACGCCTCCTTAAAGTCCTCACGAGCAGGGTCAGTCAACCAACGCTGCACCGTAGTCTTCCCCACCGCAGCCTTCTTACACGCCATATTAAGCGTCTGCCCATTGCGGATACTATCCAGGATAATACTCACCCTTTGCTGGTCAAACTTAGTAGTACCACTACTCATAAAGAACACCTTGGTACAATTCTTGAAGTGACCAGAAATAGACTGGCCGCTCGACCCAACATACCCGTATATGTAGGTTTTAATTACCCTTAATTCCAACACCTTATGGCTGTCAAGTAAGTTGCCACTTGACAAGGTAGTTGGCACGGGTGATGCAATTGTATTCCTATCCCCTCTTATGGATTCCTGTGCTTCGTTTAGGTTGTCTGGTTCAAGTAGTTCTGAGCCAGTTCAAAAACCTGACAAACCAAAAAACGGATTCCAAAATTGGACCGCGAGTTTTTGTGTCCCCTTTTTTTGAGCCCGCGAAAGCAAACCCCGTCCTCGACTCCTGACACTCCAGGCAGATTCCACCACGGGTCGACCTCCCATTGCGACAAATCGCATGGGGTATCGGAGAAAGGGGCTTGGAATTCCCAATGATGCGGGGGGGTCAATTTGGGGTATGGGAAATTTCCCTACACAATACCCCCGCCCTTTACTACTCCGCCACAATTCCCATCAAACCCTGACAGGCTATCAGATGCGCTTGGGTTGCGATTTATTGTGTCAAGGTTCTTGACTGGTCGGGATTGTGCCTGTATGGTCGTTGCATGGTTACAGAGTGTAACCGTTCAATAATTAAACTAGGATGTGATGTTATGTTGTACGAAGAAGCAATCGCTTGGTTGTCATTGTTCGTTATCTTGTTCTTAGTCGTTTCAACGGTCTTTGCTCAGGAGTGGCTCGAGAGTAGGCGTCAGCTCGTATCAGAACGTGAGAACGCGGAGTTGATGCGGCTTAAGCTTGTAGCTGACATTAAGCGTCTTCGACGCATTGCCAATGATGGAGGCTTCTCATGCTAGGCGATACGGATAAAGCGTGGTTTGTTCTTCCTGACGTGCAGTCGATGATTCATCGGTGTTCTGCATTAGGTCCCTGGTTTGCGCGCACCCCCGAAGGATGGGACCTCTATACTGGCTCCAGTACGCCGGTTCAGATAACGGCCCACCTTAGCAGGCCTGATGAAGCTCTCAGTGTCCGTAAGGATTGGGAAGGTCCAGTGATGGAATCGCGCGCCGCTTGTGGCTGTGTTCGGTACCGTGCCGTTTATGCTTTTGAGCTTAAGCCTGTAGGCAAAGCGGGAGCGCTTGAAGTTTGCGTTCTCCTTAATTCCAAGACATGCGACCTAAAGCCAGTAGGGGGTGAATCATGCTAAGCGCAGAACAGCTACAGTTATTAATGGCATGGATAGGCGGTGGATACGTTACGGGTGAGAGGAGAGAGTTGCTTTCAGCTCTCGTTGATAGCCTTGTGAATGACTATCCGTGTAGGCTTCACCTTGTTCAAGGCTCTATCAATGCCTTGTATGAAACACGTCATAACATGGGCGGAATAGATTGGGATATGCAGCTCGACTTTATTGCCATTGAGAAGGCTCTTGTCAATCAGATGAATGGCATTCTCAACGAATGGAGACTAGCCAAGAGGCTGGTCATTGATAGCAGGAAGCTTCCAAAGGGATACCCTGGGGGTCATAGGCGGATACGTGTATTTGCTACCCGTATGGATGAATGCCGGTATCTAATGGCTGAGGATATGCTTGGCAAGCGTGAGCCTTCACTTGAACGGTTGCTTGCGCAAGTAAACGCCACAACAGCCAATCTAGAAGACTCACCAGACGCGATGAAGGAAGGCGCATCATGCTAATTAAAGAAGAGATTCTATTTTTACGCAACACCAGAGACGGTTCGCGCATTACTCGGATGCTGGTGTTCGATAGCGAGTGGAGCCAAGCACACTGGGAAGGTCGGCGTGATGAAGTGCACGGGTCCCGAATGATTCGAGTGCCGGAAAAGCGTGCCTATGCTCTTCCCAATGGTGACCACGAGTTGATTCTGGTTAACCGCGAACAATGGGACAAAGCGCCACACCTAAAGCCTGGCCGATACCTTGGGCGGGTTATCTCGCATCATATAGCGGGTGAAGAGATGGACCGTTGTCTTGCGGATTGCGATGACTGTGACGAGTACAGGCGAGCAAGCGGGCTTTACTTAATGAGAGGTGAATCATGCTAGGCAAGACTGAAAGGCATTATACGTGCAGAGACTGCCATGGTTCGGATATTCATTCTCCTTTCTGGATTGACGTGAACACGCGAGAAGAAAAGGGAGCCTACACTGCGCAGGGTTACCCGTCGCGCTACCGCATTTTTTGGTGTGGTACGTGTGAGGAACCCAAGCAACATAGCAAGATTGAATCACATATCATCGGAGGTGAATGATGCCAGCAGTGTATGAAGACTTCATCGAATGGACGTCAGGTAAAGAGTTAGAGAAAGAGATAGAGGCGCGCTTTCCGCTTTATATTGTGGACGGGGTCTTCCAGGAAGACAATTGTTCAACAGATGACGACTACTGGACAAACCGCAAGGGCGTTCTGCCATCGCTAGAGATAACCGCGCATGATGTTCTCGAGGTGCTCTTGTGGGCTAACGTGGTCCGCTATAGCTTCGACGACTATTACGCGGAAGATGATGAGTTTATCATCACACTCGATGAGATAGTTGACGCAATAGCAGAGCATAACAAGAACCCGTCCAGTCAATGGTTTAACCCCGCATCATTGTGTCGGTTCTATTTGAGTGACCTTCTAGACCCGGGTCGCAGCCTTTTGGTACACCTTGTCGAGAGTACAAGGGCAGAGGTCTGGAAGGGGAAAGAGCCGGAGATTGATGCTCAAGACTACCTAAAGCACCTGATACAGGAACTGAAAATAAATTATTGATTCCAGCTCGGAAGGGTGACCGTTTGGTTGTTCTTCCTATGGTGAAATCAATCACCCAAAACTAGGATGTGAGACAATGGATAAGGGTACCCGTGCGCCTGGTAGGCGTCAAGGCAGGCACAAAAGAAGGAAGGAGCAACGAAGAAAGAACGGTAGAAACTCAGAGGTTATATACCGTGGACCGTCTGAAATAGACGGCGCCCCCATTATCGTAATCGTAACCGGACTCGCTAAAGCTTCAAGCAATCCCAAGACCGGCGACATGCTGCAAGTCTTCATCTTATTGCAAGATGTAGCGCCCAACCTGGCCACTAAGACCGGACAAGATGTTAGCATCTGCGCTAATTGCAAGCTTAGGCCGTTTCTATTTAAGAAAGGCGAGGTATCCAGAAAGCCTTGCTACGTCAAAGTATGGCAAGCCCCACTATCAACCTGGAAAGCGAACAAGGACCGAGAAGCAATTCCCTTGCAAGCTATCGCGCCACTAATAGCAGGAAGGCGATTAAGGCGCGGAGCATATGGGGACCCGCGCGCGGTTCCTGCTTATATATGGGCCGAGATTGACAATCCAGGAACAGGCTACACTCATCAATGGGAAAACGCGGACATGCAATCGTTTCTCATGGCTTCAGTCCACTCAAAAGAAGAAAAGAAACGAGCCAATGACAGAGGATACCGCACGTTCAGAATTATCAGCGCATTAGATGAAGTCGGAGCGGATGAGATACTATGCCCGGCCAGTAAAGAAGCCGGAGCCCGAACTTCATGCGCGAAGTGTAACCTGTGCAACGGGAAGCGAGACAACGACAAGCGCAAAAACATTGCAATCATAGCACACTAAGTAAGGCGAAAAGATGAATCATCAGCACAATTGCGAGCGCTGCCAAACAATCGGAACCATTAAGGATAGCGAGTTCAAGAGAACTTACGACTTGTATTATTGCGAAATAGGCGCAAAACCTACAGTCATTGCCAGGTACGGAAGCGAACCGCACGAGTACATGTCCGGCATGATATCAGCTAGGCGCGGAGTCTACCCGTTATCCGTTGCGCTATCAATGGCCACAGAAAAGGGTATCATTTCGCACTAGTCGCCAACACATAACGCAATCCAAAGGACCCTTCCTTAGTCGAAAGACTCAAGGTTAGGGTCCTTTGCGCATGCAGCTGCGCCTACTCGGCGAACGGTAGCGGATAGGTCCATCTCAGGATAGGCGAGACTCAAGAGATACAATTCTTTGAGTGACATCCGCCTATGCCCGGCGCGTTTATGCGCGAGTGTTTCGCCTTTAATGCCCAAGACCTTCGCAACATTGGCAACACCATACGTGCGCGTAATCGCGTGAAGGTCAATTGTCTTTTTATAGTGGCTCATGAGTGTGCATATATTCCACACGGCCCAAGGTGTCAAGTAACTTCACAGTAAGGGGTGGAAAGTAAGTAGACAGACAACCAACACAATGTACCGAGCGGTATATGTACCGAGCAGTACATAGAAAATGTACCGAGCGGTACAGAAAAGTAAAATCCTGTGGGGATTTTCAGGACAATTCCACTAACACTCCAGGCTCCTAACTCGAGTCTATCAAAAATAAATTGTCAGGTGGCAGAATATTTTTGTCAGGTGACAAGCTTGCTCAACGCTTGCGTTTAGGTTTCAGGCGTAGTGCCCTCATTCTTTTCCACTTGCGGAGGAGGTTCTTATGTTTGCTCGCACCGTAACAGTTCCAACCCTGGGGTCCGCGAGTGACCCACGAGTAGGCTATCCAAAACAGGCGAAGCCTTCCCAACTTTTTACCGCACTTGCGCCTTGCCTTTCCCATGCTCCGCATCACCTGCGTAAGCAATGCATGCAGCACCTTGGGGTAGTCGTAGGCATCCACCTTGTAGGCGCGGGTCAACCACTTACGAACCTGGAACATCCCGCATGACTTGCCCTTGTCCCCGCACCGAGGCCTCACCCGATACCCGCTCTCCATACACGCGGCTGCCCAGCTAACACTCCTGGCTCCTGCCGGGAGTTTAATCTTAGACTCAACCTCCGCCAGAGCATGGAGTATTGCCACGTTAACGGGCTTCCTGGCGCGGTTACATGCCGAGGTAGCCTCAGGCAGTAGCGATGCGTTTAAGGAGGGGTTAACTACAGAACCTATTAATGCGATTAATAATACCGTCATGGCTTTACTTCTCCCAGCATGCGGCACCCAGGTCGAGCAGGTGGTATGCCCTCGCGAGTGCCTTCTCTTTTTCTGTTGCTGCATTGTACAGGTCAACCACCACCTGTCTCTTACGCTCGGGCTTCTTCTTTGTTTCCCTGCCAGGTCTGACCAGGAACACCCAGGCGTACCGTATCACACGGTCATTCTTGCACCCTATCCAGGGTTCGATTGCATCCTGCAATGCCTTGATGGGTGCGTCCCAGTCACACCTCGGAAGGGTCAACGCATACACCGCGAGGATAGCGTTGCCCGCAGGGGGTGTGCCATCTACCTTCGCGGTCATGCGTACTGCTTCACTGAAGTCACGCTTGCGCTTGTTCATCGAGTACCTAGCACCCCTGCTTGTAGCGTTAAGCTTATTGGCGTACACGCTCTTGAGCATGTCGAGGGTTACCGGGCTATCAACTGTTATGCGTATCACTTCTTCCACCCCTTGTCTCTCAGGTCTGGACCGTCCAGGTATATCACCTTGCTAGACCCTCTGAACCTGGAGCCTACCGACTCATCGTAGGTTGCGCCAAGCAGAGGTTGCTCGTTCGATATGAAAATGTTCCTGAGGTCTAGTCGCTCAAGGCGCTTACGCATCAGGTCTTGGATACGCCCTCGCGCCTGATTGCTAGCTCGCGCAATAGCACTCCCGGCCTCATCCAAAACCAGCAGCTTGCAATGGACTGCCTCGTGAAACTTCTCTCCGACAATGCCGTACTTGGTTTCCGTTGCATACCGCACCAAGTCTCCCTCATTAACCCATACGAAGGAGTCAATCTCCCGGTCACCCACGATAAGCTTCCACGCACACCTGGCCGCAGCAACGCTTTTGCCTGTGCCTGGTGGTCCGTACATGAAAAGATTAGGGGTAAGAAGGTCGCCGGATAGGTAGGATTTGAGCGCATGGTCCACCTCCTTTCGGTGTGCGTATGCCTTGTAGTGCCCGGTCGCTGTGCGCCTGAGGTCAGGGGGGATGCGGTCAAGCAGTCGCTCCCTGTTCTCACGGGTGTGGTCACGCTGGCAGTCTTGGCAGAATGGCGTTGGCTCATCGTAAGCACTTGAGCCCGCAGGCATCACCAGGTCATTGCACCCCCGGCAGGTCTGCGGAAAGTATGCACCACAATGCACGCACCTGTAGGTGGGGTAGTCGCTTGCTATGCTGTAGCAACACCCGCAGTGCCAGCACGCGTCACCATCCTTCATGCGATGAATATCCCATACCGCCCTCTCCGGTTTCACCCGGCGCAACGAATCAAAATAGCTCATGCGAAGACTCCTCTACAATCGTAGGCCGAGGTCGCTCGTCTTGCGCTACGTCCATCACGTCCCTCCACTTCTCATCCTGCAACCAGCGGTGGAACCCTGGCACATAACCGCCGGCCCATCCAGAGTTGGTGCTCTTCTCAAGCTTGATGGCAGAGGCTATCTGCATCCGGTCTACCAGCGGCATCTTGCGCCATACGTTCCAAGACTTACGCCTGCTCGAACGCTCCCTGCCTACCTTGGGGTAATCCTTCCAGGCATCCAAGAACACCTGGTCCTTGACCCAAGGCGTCTCATTGCGTGGAGCGTCACCCGCTTTCTTCAGAAGCTTGTTCTGGATATCTTGAGTCTCTTGCTTTTTAGCCAGAGCCTTCTCCGCGAGAGCACCTTTCCGCTGTACTCCTATTGTCTCTGATATATTCTTTACCTTATTAGTTAATTCTAAATAAGAATTATTGCAAGGCGTGTGCCAAGGCTCATCGAGGAGCAGGCGATACACCGCTAACACCACGGCATGATTGACAGAACTGCATAGTATGCCGTCCTTGCACACCACCTTAAGCGCATCCATCAAATACTTAGGGAATCGGATGGTCCGAACAATCTGTTCTGTAACCGCTTCTTTACTCATTGTGTAACCTCTTTGGTTGGAGTTGATAACCAGTTTGTAAATCTTTTTTCTTTACTATGCAAATACTTTCTTGACAGGGGTGTCATACTTTATGCTACATATCGGGTGTAACACAACCCACCAGGAGATGGTGATGGCAATTAAGATTGATATGACTAGCGAAAGCGTGAACCGGTACCAGGGTATCTGGACTCACCAGCTACAGATGATTGACGTGCTTCGTCGTACCATCATGACCGCTGACGAAATGGCCAAGGTGCTTGGCGCATTGTCGTTGGACATCGAGCCCCTCAACGAGGCATGCATGCACGTGTGCTCTTCAGCTACAGAGCTGTTGCAAGACCTCGACCGTGCACAAGGCACGCTGGAGACCATGCTTGAGAACTTAGACACTGCCCTAGATGCACACTACGATAAGTCGTTTGACTAGGGTACAATACGCGAGCCGCTTTCCTTGGTCGGGCAGCGGTAAGTGGAATGCCATGCAAGGTAAGGCATGAATCCTTGCGGGGTGTCTGCCCCTTAACACCACAACACATCCTAGTGGGTTGCCGGTTTCGCTCGGCATCTCAAGGGGCAGACACCCATCTTTAACTTCAAGGAGGTACAAGTGGAGAAGAGAAGAAGCTCATGGGAAATCATGAACGACATCACTAAGATGGTGCATGATTACACCCACGTAATGTCGGACCCTGAATCCAGTGAGGTGGAAGCCGAGCACTACGAGAGTGAGTTCTGGAAGCAGTTCGATGCTGTCGTTAAGGAGCGCGACGAGAAGATGTTCGCGTGCAAGGTGGTAATAGAGAGGGCAAAGCTAGAGGCAGAGGAGGCTCGGAAGAAGTCTCGCCAGTGGACTGAGCGTGCCCGCATATTGAAGGGTCTGGCTGAGCGGGTGTCTGAGAATGTTGTCGGCATGATGACTGCCAACAATGACAAGAAGGTCACGCTCTCTGATAACTCCAAGGCTACGCTGTGCGAGCGCACCGCATATGACTTGGTGGGTGAGCTATGCCCCGACTCATTGCCAGATAGGTTCATTAAGAAGGAGGTCAATAAAGGTTTAATTAAGAAAGCGTTAAGGCAGAAAGAAGAAGTAAAAGGGGTGACCCTTAAAGAAAGGACAACAAGGTTTATACGATGGTCAATCTGAAGAATAAGAAAAGAATCTGGGACGAGGTGAAGTGCACCGACCCCCGGTTCACAAAGAAGGTTTCCAAGGGTGCATACGGTTTCACCGCAGTCGATGCCCACTACAACGTGCTTAAGGCTACCGAGATATTCGGTGCTCATGGCGACGGGTGGGGGTGGGACATCATTGAGCACTCCGTTATCGACGGCGTGTTCATGGTAACCGTGCAGCTTTGGTACAGCGAAGAGATGGGCCTCGGCCCTGAAGGTGAGGTGATGGTCGCAAGGCGCACGTGTAGCCCGGTGTTTGGTACCTGCAAGTTCAAGGGTACGAACAAGAGGGGAGACTTCATTGACGAGGAGGCACCCAAGAAAGCCCTGACTGACGCGCTGTCTAAGGCGTGGAGTTACCTAGGGTTCTCGGCGGATGTGTTCCTCGGGTTCTTCGACAATCACAAGTATGTGCAGTCAATGACACAAAGGTTTAGCAAGGAGAAAGCAAGTGAGTGAATGGACGTTTAGCGCAAAAGAGTATACGCCTGCACCGCAGGAGCCCAAGACAGACCCGAAGTGGTCCTACAATACAGTGGTGCCAGAGGGCACGTACCGTGCAGACATTGGCCTGGTGCGTTGGAAGCACTGGGACGATGGCGGAAAGACACTGAAGGTGTTCTTCAACCTTGGAACCAACGACAACGGGACCGAGCACATCATCTTCGTATGGGACTGTAGCGTTGTGAACAAGCGCAACAGCAAGTACGAGGACAAAGCAAAGCACATGCTCTATGAGCTATGCACTGTGCTTCAGGTCGACGACCTGTCTGAGTCCACGATAGAGCAACCCATTGGCTCAGGTGGAATCTTAGGCGGGAAGTGCCGCGTCAAGCTTGTAGTGCTTGAGCCTAGCGACAGGTTCCCAGACCCCAAGAACTGGCTAGTGGGCTTTCGCTCCGTCGATGGAGATAAGCCCCATCAGGTAGACCAGGGAAAGGTAGAGGCCAGCGTAGTCGATGATTACGACGACGATGACATACCGTTCTAGGAGGGCGTATCCTTAATGGCGGCCTCTTCGCTTGCGTATGCTCCGCGCACGCAGGTGGGCGAGTGCCACATAAAGGCATCCGTGCCATCCACCTTCTTAAGTGTGAAGGTGATTCCTTGAACGGTAACCGTTTTCCCAAGCTGAGTCCCTGCCTTTTTGGCAGGGGCTTTTTTCTTTGTGTCTTTCTTGCTCATGCTTCCATCTCCTCCTCTTCAACCTCTTCGGTTTCCATTGCCATAGGGGCTCGCATGGGTGGGGTCTTCTCTTTGCGTTGAGCAAACTCCACAAACATCTCCGCATTCTCTTGCTCGTCCATCTCTGCAACCTTTTCCTCGCCACCCTTCTCACCAGGGTAGGGCAAACGATAGACTGCAAAGACGCCTTCTTCTTCTCTAATGTCGTAGGGCATTTACTGTTCCTTAATCTTGATAGTGTCTACTTCTACCTTGGTGGTAATCAGCTTCTGAATCTGGTTGTGGATATTCTCCACCGACTCCTTAAGCTCTTTGCTCTTTACCATCAAGTCCATGACTTCTGAAAGGACCGGGGACAAATCCATAGCTACTCCTTGGGGCAAGGCTTCTTAGCAGTAGCCTCTAGGATGAGTGAGCCATCGACCTTCACTGCCACCTTGCATGCGGGAGCACGTTTGATGGTAAGGTCTAGCGACTTGCCTTTGACGTAACGGGTACACCCGGCAATGAACACCAGCGCGATGGCGATTAGTAGGACCTTCTTCATTCTGTCACCTCTGCCTTGTCCTGCGACTCCTCGACACCGATGGGCTCACGAGTAATAAATCGCATACCCACCATAAGCACGCTCGATACAATGGCTGACCACGCAGCACCGAGTGCAGCAGGCTCAAGCTCAAGCACCCCGGTATAGTGCAACACTACGCTGGTAACAGAAGTTACCAACAGGGCGGTGCCCGTCTGTATTGTCCGAGACTGTAATGGTTTCTTCATTAGCTTACCTTTGTTTCGACCACCGTCACGCGGTTGGTCAGTTCGTTATGCTTTTCCCAGATGTTTGAGCGAGCATTCCTAGCATCATCAAGACCCTTCTCCATGCTGGCAAGGCGACTCTCCATGGCATCCATACGGTGGACGAGCATGCTAATGCGCGAGCCCATCCACCAGGCAGTAGCAAGCATGGTTGTTCCAAGGGGTACCGTGATACTAAGTATGTCTGATAAGCTCATCCGCCCCACCGTGCTTTTCGTCCCCTGTTATCGTAATGTACAAACGTCTTGTACAACCCGATACCACCTTGCTCCATTTTGCCCTCGGTTATCAAGATTTCTATCGCTGCCTTGATAGCCTTCGGGCTCATGCCGTTGACGCGGATGTCTGCCGCCATAGCCTTCATGTGGTACGAACGTGAGACTCCCCCCACCCGTTTATTGTAGGACGGATTTCGGTAGCCCGATACTACATGAACGGCCTTACCGATAGTGTCGCGTAGTACCTGAAGGTTGTTGGCTAGCTTCTGTACGTTCTCGACTAGGTTCCAGGGTACGCCGGTCCCGTCATGGCACTCGAACTCATTGATGGTAAAGTTCTCTGTTAGGTTCATGTTCATTTTACTTCCTCTTTGCCCATCTTTCGTCCAGCTCTCGCATTGCCTCTCTATCAAGCTCACGGGTGCTTTTCTGGGGCAGGATTGCGACTTCTTTTTTGCTTGCGGGTTCGTAGCCAAGGCTTTCCAGTTCTTTCTTAATGCCCATTCTTAACAGTTCTATCTCTGCATCTACAGCCCAGCCCACTGCCAAGTTCCTGCGCTTAATTGCTTCAAGGTCTACCTTGTCCTTGTCCGTTCTGGGGGTATACGGTGTTGTTTGCAGGCTTTTTTTCCACTCGCTTGCAAGCTTGTCGAGAGATTTGTTCACGTAATTTTGTACGTCAATCTGGTATTTTTTCCCCAGATAAGAGTCGTCTCTTATTCCAATGTACTCTCGCACCGCTTGGGTGACATTTCCTCCATCTTTAAAAGTCTTAGTGGCAATGTCACCTACCATCTTGGAGCCGGTTGCCATCCCTATAAGCTGTGCCGTGAGGTAAGGAGACAAAATTGCGTTCGATGAAGGCCCCCATGACCTAACGGTTTCAGCAATCAATGGGCCTGCCCCGCCCACTTGTAAACCAAAAATAACGGCCAGGTCACTTGCCTTGTTGCCAAGCGATGGGAGTGCAGACCTCACTTCTTCTACTATCTTCAGTCTTTTCTCAGGGTCTGCAAGCGTGCGGGCCGCGTCTACAATGCGTTCAAGCCTTAGAAACTTCGGGGTGCGCTCTCTTCTCTCACGTTCAGTCAAATCGCTGGGTCCGCTCTTAACCCTTGCTGCAACTATCGAATCAAGCGCGGCCCTTTGAGGGCTGCCTTCAGTAATGAAGTCTTGTATGCTGCCATCGAGACTAGAACCCGCAGCCTCTTTGCCTCGCAAAGACATTGTAGCCTTGCCAAGCAATCGGAACAGCGGAATCTGTGCGCCCGATACCTCAAAGCGGTTCATCATAAACCGTGTCATTCCGCCGGGACCCTTTATCAGCAAGCCCATAAAAGGGGAGTCTTTTGTAGGACCATATCCGCTTAACATCCTAAGCTTATCAACCTCAGACTCAGGCAGCTGTCGCGCCATCTGCGATGACAGCACGACCCCAAGCCTTCCCCTGGCCTGCCTCGCCTTGCCCGCGCCTATAAGCTTTGTGACGTTCGGGTCTGTAGACTTTATGCCTGACAGCCCTCCGTTAATAATATGCTTTGCTAGCCCCTCTTTTAAGCCCGGAACCCACATGGCTTTCCAGAACCATGAATAAAATGGAGACGCAAAGAAGTCCACGCCCGTCTCACGCAACAGCCGGTTCAGGCCAGACACCTTACTGTAATCAAAATAAAGCCTATTCCCGGCCAAGCGTCCCGCTTCCGCCAACAAGGAGGACACCTGCTTGGGTGACAGCTTTCGACCGCGTTGGTTGTTGAGCCGAAAATTCCCGTTTATGTCCTTATAAATTGTCATGCTTCTTTCTGGTGACACGTCGAACGTAAGGGTCTTTTGTTTCCCCATAGTTTTCAGACCCTTATCCAAGAGCCTGCCGACAATAAGCCCCCTCTCAAGCTTGAACCATACATCGGATAGACGGTACGCTGTCTCCATCTTTGTGAGTGCACCCTTCCACAGGTTTAGACCCTTAGATGCAGTTCGCACCATCAGGTTGTCGGCTGCGGTTGCCGTGCCTTGCATGACTCTAGAGAAAGCCTGCGCCGCATCGGCATCACTTGCCTCTGCTAGCCACTTGCCAAACTTGTCGGCCACGCCCTTGCCTAAAGCCTGCCTGACTTCAACAGAGGTAAAGTCTCCCCACCCTGCCTTCTCCCACTCTTTTATCATGGCCATGTCTAGCTCAAGCTTTTCTGCCATCGCATTATTCTTTTGACTTCTTGCTTGTCTTATTTGCCTCTGAAGTGCTCCGCTCTTGTACCTGTTGTAAACACCTGTAGCCTCTAGCAACCCAATCGGTGTGACGTTTCCATCCACCATTGCACGTAAGGCCAGGTTGGAAATAAAGTTACCAGCAAACGTAACGGGGTTCATTGCCGTCATCATCGCCTTCCAAGATGAGCTTGCCATCTTTAGCAGGCCTTTACCGGCAGCCCCCCCTCCAAACGCTGCCCTCCATCTCCGGTCAAACTTTATAAAGTCCTGCACCTCTGGTTGGATATAAAGGTTGGACCCCTCGTCGAACCCCAACCATTTCTTTTGCTCTGCGGTTGCCGGTCTTAATCCAACATCTTCCGGCGACCTACCGGCAAGAGTTGCGTCTGTCGCCGCTGTTACCTGCCCTTGGTACTTCTCGCTTATTGCCCCCGCAGAGTTTGCAATTTCTTCTTCGAGCATTAAACGGCGCTCTTTTGCAAGTATCTGTGAAGACACAAAATCCGTATCGTCAATAAGCTGCGCAAGCCCTTGGGCCCTTGTTTGCGGGTTGAGAATGGTTGCCTCCACCTCAGGAGAGATTCTTGTCCGCTGACGTTCTCCAAATAAAAACTCACGCCCTCTCTCTAGGGTCTCTGCGGTTTTTCTTCTCCCTTCCATCAATGCGCCAATAAGGCCATCGCTACTCGTGACTGCGCCTAGACCGCCGGCAGGAGTTGACGGCTTGGGTGTAAGGGACTGCAAATACCTAGCAGTCTCTGCATTTGACGCTGCTACTTGAAATGGCTTTCCTGACTCAAGCCCTGCAATGACGTGAGCAATCGACTGCCTTGCGGGATTGACTCCCTGCCGAGGCGCACCTGTCGTAGGGTCAAGCATTGCTCCATAGCTACTTGTGTGAACCGGCTCCGCCCTTAAGACCCCCTCGTCGAGAACCATGACGGGAATATCTGACTGGCTAATGACATCGGTGTTTACGACCGGGCGACCTTTGACGTACTTTGGAGAGCCCGGCTTTCCTCGGACACCTTCGTATTGCACGTTTCCTTTAGCGTCTAGGGTCTCCTTGTATAGCGCCCCTTGCGCCTGCTCGATGTCTTTTGTTATTCTAGCGGGAAGTTCGTTGCTTAATCTATTCTCTATGTAACGCGCTCTCTTTGCTTGTATTTCAGAGCGAGACAATCCTTGTTCAGCCCATTTTTTCTCTAGCCTGGGGAGGGCACCCTCAATCGAATCCATAAGGTCCTTGCGAACCATGTCTTCTTGGGCCTTTCTAAGCTCAACCAACAGAGGCTCGGTTGACGCAGACCTTTGCACGGTAACCGCATGCGGGCCTCCGCCTTGGTCTGAGAGAGCCTCAACATAGGCCGGGTAAAGCTCATCAAACTCAACCAGCCTTCCCTCGTCGCGAACACTTCTAGCCGAAGCGCCATCCATTACATCTTGAAAGTATGCGTCGTCTGCCACACGCGCCGCGACCGGGGGCCTCGGAACTGCGACAGGCGAAGGTCTAGGAAGAGGCGGAGGGCCCTGGGCAGGCAAAGGCGGTGGACCTTGAGTCGGAAGCGGCGGGGGCACAGGGGCTTCTGGGCGCGGCAGCGGGGGAGGTCCAGGTGGCGCATCATCAAAAGCTGGCCTGCCTGGGACGGTAGCATCATCGAATACTGGCCTGCCTGGGACGGTGACGTCTTGTCGAGGCGCAGCAGGTCTAGCGTCTGATGCCGACCCTGATAAATCCATTCTGCTTTGGCGAGGAAAGCTTACATAGCTAGAAGGGCTTCCTGGTGTAGACTGGGCCGGAACGTCGAGTGTTCCTGCTAACGCCGCTCTATCTTGCGCAGGCACTCTTAGCAGGTCACCGTCTTCAGCGAGCCTTTTAATTGCATCGTAGTAAGACCCGTTTGTTCTTTGCACGGTTGCAATGACCGCATCGTAACCCAGCGCGTTTAGAAACTCTTGAGACAGGACCTCTTTGGGAACCGTATCAAGAGCATCCATTTCTTTTATGACGTCTGCGGCACTCGCGTTTTCCCCAATGGATTCTCTTAGTTTAGCCTTTTGCTGGTTATACAAATTCTTTGCATCTTCTGCCCTCTCAAGCTTGCGAGTAACGCGGTACTCTGGACCCGTAGGTCTAATAAGAAAGTTCTGTAGGGCCGTCATGAATTTGCCGACTGGAGCCATTGCTGCACCGACTTGCTGCAATGCAGGTCCATATAGTTGATATCCAGGCAACGCCTGGGCAGCTATCTTTACCGGCGCAAACATGAGTGCGCCATCCACCTGGTTGAGGACCCCGGTGATTAGCTCGTACCGGCTTACTTGTTTTCCACGCATTGCCTCTGGCACGTAGGGTTTGTTTGGTGCCGTTACCATTTTCTTTTGCAGATGCGACTTTAAGACAGGGCTCATCTTAAGCGCTCGCGCTGCCCCGGTAAACGTCATCAACGTAAACAAGGGGTCTGACTCAAACGCTTCTACAGGGTTGGTTGCAGCGTTATAAATGCTGGCACCCATCGCCTGGACCATGTTTCTAACCGTGTCGGCACGCTTGCCGGAACGCATAAGGTCGTACTCTTTTGTCGTAAGAGGGCGGAATACGCCTCGGTTCCTCATGTCTGCAATGACTGACCGTTTGACTATTTCTGGAACGTCGTCCCCAAGCAACCCGTAGGTTTCCCAAATCAACTGGCCCAAGCCAACTACCATCTCACCAATGTTTTTCGCAAAGTTGAGGGGAAGGCTGTCTTGGCCTCGCTTTCCTACCCGTTTTTTTTCAGCAACCAGTGCCTGGGCAAATGCTGCGCTTCCAGCATCTTCAGAGCGGTCAAAGAAGCCTGGCTGAAAACCAGTCCAGTCAGTGGGTAGCGACCTGTAAACACCCTGTACTATGCCTTCTCCTGCTCTAGCGACAGGGGTTCCAAGAAGATACGTGCCAAGCGCCCCCATTGGGCCTCCCGATAGAAACCCTACTGCCGCTTTTCCTAGGCCACCCTTGCTTGGCGCTTTCTCATCAACGCCATACCTGTCTAGCGATTTGCCTTCAAGGGACGCTCTTCGCTCGTCTTCTACCGTTTTGTCCGATGCCAGGCGGTACGCGCCCAGCTTCTTTAGGTAAGGGTTAATGATTGCCTTGGCGTCTTCGCTGTACTCTTTGTCGTACCTGCCATCGTAGAAGTCGTCTACGATTCCTTCTGCGGTACTTAACAATAGCCGGTCAGTTTCTTCTTTCGACTTGTCTTGCAGTAATAACCCAAACCCTCTCTTCTCTAGCATCTCCCTTGCGGCACCCATCAGTTCTCGCGAGGGTTTAGACCTTAGCTTTAGAAAGGCCTCTTTAAGGTTGTCTGCCCGCCTAGCGTCCTCACTTTTTACCGGCTGCCCTGGCGCAGACGCCATTTCCCCTTTGCCAATCATGCGGTCGACAAAAGCTGCTTGTCCTATAGCCGTGCGGTTAAAAAGGCTAAGAGGAACGCTTACTGACTCTAAAGCCTTACGCGCAGCAAGCGCAACTTTCTCTGAGTCATAGGTGCCTTTCTTTCGCATCTCAAGTATTCTGCGCGCTATCTCTTCTCTTGCTTGCTCAGGAAATGGCGTTGGTGTGCGCGTTGGTGTAATCGGCTTTTTGTACCGAAGGCTTGTCTGTGCAAGCTGGTAAGGAAACACAGCATCGTCAGCCCCCATGCTTTCGTTTGCTTTGGGTGGCTCTGGCTCTGGTTGCTTTGCCGAGCGAAACAAAGGGTCATCCGTTTGCTTTACCGGAGCCCCAAGCTGTCTTGCCAATCTTCTTGCTGCCTGCACACCAGGCGCAAGCTGCTCGCCTATTTTCTTTCTTCTTAGAAGCTCACGGTACACTTCGCCGGCACGCTCGTGTCCCCTAGTCTTTTCTTCAATCGGAGTAAGAAGCTCAAGAAGTTCGCTTTGCTTCTTAAACCTTTTACGGCGTCTCGCTTTCTTAGATTTGACCCCCCTTCCAACGCGGTCAATATACTCCCCAAGCAGCTCAGGACCTTTTTTGTTGCTCATATCCTAACCCCTTGGAGTCGAGTCGTCGTCTTCTTCAAGGCTTTTTCTTAGCTTCTCCTCTTCAATCTCAACTCGACGATTCTGTATCATAAGGAGGCTGTCTTTATAGTCTTTTTGCTCTCCAGATTTACTCTGTTGCTGTGCCGCTTTTTGAAGTCTATCTAGGGTAACGGTGTTTGCAGACTTTTGCGCTTTTCTGCGCTTGCTAAGAAGCTCTGGAGTCGGCTTAACCCCTTCCTTTAATTCGACCGTGTAAAAGGTTGCGGCTAATGGGTTCCTATCATCACCAGGTTTAATGGGAACAAGCTTTAGCCTTGGGTCAAGCTTTCTTGGGGCGCTTCTGCCGCGCCCTGGCATTGCCCTTCGCAGGATTTTCCACGCCCTCGCCGATGTAAGCTGAGTCTTTGCTCTCAAGAGCGGAATGTTCTCTGCCTTCTCTGCCGCTTGAGTCTTTCTTAGAAGTGCCTGCGCCTCGATGTTGCGACCCTCTGCCAGAAGTTTTCTTACCTTGAGAAGGGCAAGTCTTCTTTGCGATTCGGTCATAGGAGCAGGCAGCTCTCTTAAGACGTACTGCTCACCTGCACGCGCACCAGACTCGCCCGCTATGGTTCCAAGCAATCCTGGTGGCATCTCGTATTCACCACGAGCCCTTGCCGCTGCACCGAGGCGACGGATGTCAGCCGGTGTCTTGGCTAGCTTGCGAATAGCCCTTAGCTCAGTAAGCGAGTACTGAGACAGGTCTTCAGGCAATGCGCTATCTCCACGCGCTGCCTTGCGGTCTGTGACGTTCTTCTCTCGGAACATCTTTCCAAGCTGGGCAATGTCAATCCTGCCATCCTTCATCGGCACCTTAACGCCACCAACCTCTCCAGGTATGGTTGGCATCGGGGGTCCAGGCTCCTGACCCAGACGAGCACCCTCTGGCACAGGAAGGACGGTGGGCGTCATCGCTGGCATGTCTGATGGTCGCTCAGGAAGGTCAGCAGGCTCAGGCCGCAAGAACGATGACTCGAGTTTTGTCTCTGGAATAGAGGGAACGCTAGCAGGAAGTACCCTGTCTGGAGGGGCGTCACCTTGAACAAAAGGCCCTCCTATGCGTTCGTCTCTTAGCTTTCGGTTTTGTTCTTCAATCGTTCTTATAATCGGATTATTATCTACCGCCGCGCCCTTGCCGGTCGAAGTAAACCCTGGCATCAGTTGCCTTGCTATTACCTCGCGTATACCTGCCTTTCTTGCCTCAGACGGAATGGGCGGAGAGGGGTCCTCGCCAGGAACCTTAAGCATTGGACTTAAGCTCGGGTCCAGCTTTAGCTGGGGGCTAGGTACGCCGGTTAGTGCCCTTGGGGTAACTGTGGTCCTAAACCTTGGCCTTCCCAGGGTTCTATCAAAATAAGATGTCTCTCGCTCTTGCCACGGAGACTCCGTTAAATCGAAGTCATATACATTGGGTATCGGGCCTCTTGTGGTTTTTCTCGGAGTGCTAAAGCCCATCCGAGGGAACGGCTCTCCACCAAGAGGCACGACTGGCTTAGAGTCTTTTTGAGGCGCAAAGAATTGTGTGCCAGGAAGGATGCCTGTCTGTGGCAAACCCGGTCCAGACAT